GTTTGCTCTTCATCAAATATTCCTACACTTCCAGTTTTATCTAGTATCTCTACACGAGACCAACCCTTGCCACGCTTAATTGACTTTATCATTCCCATCAGAACAAACGCACCCTTTTCTTCAAAGTCCTCTACAGGATTAATGAATGCGTAATAGTGTGATGGAACTGTGATATTAAACTCTGGAAGATTTAGGAACTCATAAAGATTTTCTTTAATCTCTTGTTCGTTTCTTGGCTGATCTTCAAAAGTTGCAGCACCAATTACACGTAAAGCTTGTAACGATCTGCTGTTGACTCCACTACCCTTAGTAAAGGTAAACTCTTCTAAGTGCTTATAGTCTTTAAATGGTCTTGCAGCAATATACTTTGACGCAATGTTATCGGAAATATACTTAATAGCTGTAAGCCCAAACCTGATTCCCTTACCCTCAATTTTAAAATCTGCATCAGAGTCATTTACGTGTGGGAGCTTAACAGCAATTCCCATACGCTTGGCCTCAATCAAATACTCTGTTCTGGCATCCTTGTCTTTTTCATTCTTAAGCAAAGAATACATGAACTCTAGAGGATGGTAATACTTTAGCCATGCAGTCCAGTACGATAAGGTAGAGTATGCTACAGCATGTGACTTATTAAATGAGTAGCCTGCGTGAGCCTCGAAGTCAGACCATAGCTCTCTTGCAGCATTTGGAACCAAGAACCTAGAGGCTCCCTCTACGAACTTATCTCTAAACTGGTCAAACTCTTTTGCATCCTTCTTCTTACCAATAATCTTACGAACCTTGTCAGCTTCCGCCATTGTCATACCGCCAAGTTCTGTACAAGCCTGCATAACCTGTTCTTGATACAAAATGCATCCGTAAGTATCTACAGTAAAAGTTTTCATTACTTGGTGATGATAAGAGATATTTTGCTTTCCATGCTTACGAGCAATATAGTCCTTACCAATAGTGTTCATTGCACCTGGACGAACAAGAGCGTTAGAAGCAGCTAGCTCGTTAAAGTTTTTGACACCCATCTTAATGAGTAGGTTAGTGTATGGGGTTGCTTCACATTGGAACACTCCCTTTGTGTACCCTGAAGAAAGCATGTCATAGACTTTGCTATCTTCCATGTTTATTGACAACAGATCAATCTTTTTGCCAGACCTGCTTTCAATAATCTTTAAAGTATCTTGAAGAACGCTGAGGGTCTTTAGGCCAAGCATATCAATCTTGATTAGGCCAATCCGTTCAGCCTCTGCCATGTCTACAGCAACTACTGGAATTCTTTCCTTAGTTCCAGGAGCAGTTCTTGTTTCCATTGGAGCATATCTAAAGATTGGTTCTTTGGCTGTTACAACTCCTGCAGCGTGAATTCCAGTGCCACGAATTCGGCCCCTAAGCTGTTCTCCATATTTTTCAATCTCTGGGTATTTTTCACGGAACTCTGCAGTAGATTTTGATGTGCAATACTCATCCCAAGTATCAACAAGTTTCATAACCTTATTTACATCTGGCAATGGAATATTTAGAACACGTGCGATATCACGAACAACGCCCTTGTCTTTAAACGAAAGGAATGTAGCAATAGAGGCTACGTGACGATACTGTCTAACCAAATAGTCTCGAACCTCTTCACGACGGTTATCCTGAATATCTGTATCAATATCTGGAAAGTCATTACGTTCTGGATTAATAAAGCGGAAGAAAAGAAGTCCATGCTTGATTGGATCGATGTCAGTAATCCCTAAGGTATAGCAAAGTAGTGAGCCTGCTGAGGACCCACGTCCAGGACCAACCATGATGTCTTCCTTCTTAGCCCACGAAATCATGCTACGAACAACTAGGAAGTATGGGCCAAAGTTTTTATCTTTAATAACCTTTAGCTCTTCATCAAGTCTTTCTAGGTAAACGGGGTCGTTGTCTAATCCCCTAGACTTTAAACCTTCTAGTGCAAGGCTCTTTAGCTCTCCATCTGGATCTTGATATTGTACTGGCAAAAGATTTAGGTTGTCTTTGATTCCATAATCTTTAATTTTCTCAGCAACCTCTAAGGTGTTTGAGTACATGTCTGGCCTGTCAATACCCTGGGCTTCCATGGCAGCTTTAATTTCTTCATAGGACAAAAGGTGAATATCAAACTTGTTAAAGCTCATTTGCCTATCTGCTCCATACAGGTAGTCAAGTCTGTCCATTAAGTTTTCGTGCTTCTTAGTCTTTTCATAAGTAGCATCTTTTTGTACTTTATTAGAATATGTATTTAGAATTAGTTTTAATTCTTGAATCTCTTTTTGACCAGTGTGTGAGTGGTGGCAGTCTGGAGTTGCAACCATCTTTACACCAAACTCGTCAGCTAATTCTACTAGCACGTGGTTAATCTCTGCAGCAGTGTGTGGCATCATCTCAATGTAATAGTCATCACCAAAGACATCCTTAAACCACTTGATGTGCTTCTTTGCTACGGCTAGCTCTCCAGCCTCAATAGCTTTTGCAAGAACTCCAGATGGGCATGCAGAGGAAACAATAATTCCCTCTTTATATTTTTCTAAAACTTCATAATCAATTCTTGGCTTCTTGAAGAATCCCTCTGTCCAAGCAATCTCGTTTAGCTTGTTTAGATTCTCTAAGCCTTTTTTGTTCTTGGCAAGAAGGATGATGTGATTGTAAACTAAGTCTAGTGGACCAGTTCTCTCATCTTTATCACGATGATCAAAACGATCTTCAGTAATATATCCTTCTATGCCAAGGATTGGCTTAATGCCCTTCTCTTTTGCAGCACGGTACATTTCTCTGTGACCAGATAGCGATCCGTGATCTGTGATTGCCAAGGCAGGCATCCCTAATTCTAGGGCACGATCTACATACTCTTGTGGTGTGGCAATCCCATCAAAAAGAGAGTAGTGCGTGTGAACGTGTAAGCCAACATAACTCATATAGTTTACCTACTACCAATCAATATTGGTAGAAGATGTTACTGATGGAGTGTCGAAGCCTAGATAGAAAGCCTCTTGCTCTGCGTAAGGAATATTACGCAATGCTAGCTCTAGAGGAAATGGCTCAATGCCACCCCAGTTATATGGCTCTGTATCTGGACCTGATGGAATAAGAGTGTAAGTTGTCTCAGTGCTCTGACCACTACGCTTTAGCTTCCAACTAAGGTTTGAGATGCTTCCTGTTTCTAGAGCAAACTCACGAATTGTGTTAAACGCAGATTGCTTGCTAATTCCCATGGACCAAATAGCCACATAAGGCTCTTCAATTCCGTCGTCAACTAGCACGTTGCAGTAAAAGCGAAGACGGGCCTTCCAGCCTGCCTTTGGATCCTTGCGGTGCATCTCTTCTGCCCAGTCACGGCCTTCTGAATCCATAGTGTCTACAGCCTTACGCTTGTAGTCCTTTGGATTTGTGTGTTCCTTTACGACAATTGCTAGACCACGCTTTGCATCGTAGTTTGATGAATCCTCATCTAACTCTTCAATAAAACGAATCTTTACAGACTGTCCGTCCGCTAGCTTTAGCCAACGAACCTTGCTTCCTGTTCCTTCATACTTCGGCTTGTCAAGCAGGGCATTGATATCTTTTAGTCCCTTTGTTACGCTCATTTTTTCTCCTATTTTTCTTTTGTTGTTTTATTATTTTAGCATATTGGCTATTGTATTGTCAAACTTGAACTCCAAAGACTGAATATCCTCATCCGACATATCGCCAATATCCTTGTATTGATTATTTAGTTGTATAACAGAAACACGTCCACCAAGCTTTTCTAAAAGCCTGTTCTTCATGTTGCCGCCTGCTTCATCGTTATCAGCAATAACAATAATGTTATTGAAGTATTTTTGAAGAAGTTCTATTTGCATTCCAGATACGTTAGCTCCTAAAGTTGCTACTGCTGGAAAACCCACTTGGTCCAATCTTATTGCGTCGAAAGAAGATTCTACCACATAAACCTTGTCTGCTGTTTTGACACGACTAAGGTTAAACAAAGTTTTGCTTTTTGGTAACCCAGGAGTATTCTTAAACTCTTTACCTTCTACAGATCTACCAACAAAACCAATTAGCATTCCGTCTGGAGAGTGTACAGGCACAGTGACCATGTCTTGCTTCTGAGAAAAGCCCAGGTCAAACTTTAATACGGAAGCTTTTGTAATCTTTCTTCCAGAGAAATAGCTGATGGCTCTTGGAGAGTCTAAGGCTTGCTGATTTAATCTTTTAATCTGCAGCTCATCATACTGAACATAGTCTGGCTTTACGTGTAGCTGCCTAACAATCTCTTGTTCAATATCTGTCTCTTGCTCTTTGCTCTTGATAAAGCGAACTGATTCAAAGTAAGTTCTTCCAGAAGTAAACATTACAAACTCTGTGAGGTCTGAAATTTTGTGACAAGAGAAACAGTAAAACATTCCAGTCTTTTTATCTATTTCTCCAGCAGGGCTTCTAGAGTTATTGTGAAATGGACAAAAGATAATAAAATCAGAGTCTACCTCAGACTCAATCTCTATACCTGTTCCTGTGAGAATTCGCTTAATTTGCTCCTTTGTATGGAGATTAGCTTTGTCCCGTCTAGTCCGATTATCCACTTTGTTTTTTTCTTTCCTATATATATTCCGTATATCGATAATTTAAATTCAAATATTTCTGCATATTCATTATACCGCATTGTGAAGTCTGGGTCAATATCAAATCTTGGAACGTACCCTGCAACTTTCATCTCAGAGACCAAGAGCCTGATGTATTCAATTTTTAATCTTGGAATGGCTGAGTCATCATAGATGTTGCCATCTAAAGAGAACCTCTTAATGGGTTTATGGTGTAAATTGTCCATAAACCATTATAACTACTTATCTTCATAATCCTTGTACTTATACCAACCTTTATCGAAGTCTGCCTGAACTAGGAAGTCTCCCATAAAACCATTACGATTCTTTCTAAATACACACTCAAGAATATCTGAGTTTGTAGCACGACCCATAGCCAACACCCAGTCAGCATCGTAAGCAATCTGACGAGACCAGGCAGTCTGTCCCAAAGTTGGAACGGTGTCTAGCTTTGTAACGTCATCTGGGGTTGCAGAAGAGATTGCCATAATAGGAACCTCTTCACCAATCGCCATAAGCTTTAGCTCACGAGAAAGGTTTTTCATCCTAACAGTTTCATTTTCTGATTTTTGATTAGGACTCATTAGCTGCAGATAGTCTACAATAACAAAGTCTGGCTTGTACTGATCAATCTTTCCACGAAGAACTGACGGAGTGATATCTCCACCAGTATCATTAGAGATAATGTGGAACTCTGGCTTACCCTCGACATTTGCCTTATGCCAACGCTTTAGATCTTCAATTTCTATTTCGCCATTACTTAGTTTGCGATGTGACCAAAGGCCCTCACCCATAATAGTAAATACACGATTACGAACTTCTGTTTCTGACATCTCAAGGCTAATCACCATTGGGGACTTTCCCTGCTTCCAAGCTTGAACAGCAAAGTATAATGACAGCCAAGACTTACCAATACCAGGATAGGCAAGAAATACTCCAAGCTGTCCTGGCATAATTCCAGATGGAAGGTAGTTGTCAAAGCCTGGCAAACCAGTCTTAATCCCCAGCATACCCAAGCCCTTTTGACGCTGCACATTTTCAAAGTAAGCAACCGCCGAATCAATATCTGTTACGTCAATGTCTCGAATGATAGCTGTGTTCTTTTTTAGCTCTGAAGTCTTGGTTATGAGATCTTCTAAAGCCTCTGCCCCTTTGCCACCCTGAACATCTGACGCTGTATTCATTAAGATGTTTTTTAGGCTATCGCTTAGATAATCTGCCTGCAATTCTTCTAAGTGATGTTTGGTTGCACCAATGTCTTCAACAAGATTAAAATCTCTAAACTTTTCTATAACTAAGCTGGTAGGGGGAACGGTTCCATTTGCCTCTGAATATTTTCGAATAAACTGCCAAACATCATTGTGAGTCTGAAGAATGTTCTCAACGTTAGCCTGCAGCAGGACGTGAACCTGCTTGTCTTTTAGGACTGCAGATATTAGTTTAGCTTCTGTATTATTCACTTAGCCACTCTTTTGCTTTCTGTCGTCTTTCTGATCGCTCTCTCAAATCCTGAACAAGTCTTTCTCTGGAAACTATGATTGTGTCTGCGTAGTTTGCAAAATACTTCCAGCTTGGGCTGGGGCTTACATCAAAGTAATATTGTAGCATGTCATAGCATATATCTAGACCAAACGACTCAATGAGGGCGTCTGAGGCCCACTGTTCAACGTTTAAATTTAATAATGGCTTTTCTTGATACTTTATCTTATGAAGTTTGCTGTATCTGCTTAGCAAAGCCATTCGGTCTTTGCGTTCTGCCATTATCTGCTTTCAATTTCAGCAGAAGCCTCTTTAACCTTTTCTGCTAGCTTGTTCTCAACAAACTCATAAACACGCTCAAAGGCTTCGTTTGTAGTCTCAGCTTCACGCTTACTATCAGAAACTTCTAGATCGATTCTTAGTGATTGAAAGTTGCCAAGGTTTAATGTGTATCCTAGTGCTACCTTGACTTTAGTGTTTTCGTTTTCCATACCCGTATCTTCCTGTTAAATAGATTCAGACCAAATTGGAATGAATCGTCCATCTTCTGTTTTAGTATAGGTAAGTATACCATCTCCCATACGCCTTGTCAACTCTTGACGTGTTGGCGTAATATCGTTAGTTATTAACTTATCTAACCTTGGTCTACCCATGTGGTAGGTAGCAAGTATATCACGAATTTCTCTTACCTGAGATTCTGAGTAGTAGGACCTAACCTGCCACGCTGTTTCTCCGCCTTTTTGAGATCCTGTTGGAAAGGGGATCACCCCTCTTTTCATTAAACTAGGCATATACTTCTTGTGTCGATTAACAAGAGATGCCGTTTCTCCAACAGTATAAGCTCTTTCTCTGTTCTTTTTAAAGTCAGAAATTAGGCAGCTTTCTATCTGATCTTTAATGATATTATAAACAGACATAATTCCGTTTGATTTATTTAAATGATGAACTCTTACTAAGTCTCCATTTAAGAACCAAACTTTTTTGTTCCCCGAAATTGCTGGAGCAGAGTTATACTCTGACATGTGCATGGGTCCATGCTTCTTTGCCATTTTTAGTCTGGTATGCCTACAGCAATAATGTGCACCTTTAGAGCCAAAGATCCTCCAGTATTAAACCTTACGATGCCATTAACTGATGAGTTGGTAACATTTTGAATAACAACAGAAACATCTTGGCCAGAAGAAGTTCCCTCAATTAGTACTGGGGTCACTGTTACAATTGGTGGATACTTATATTCGCCTTTAAATGAATAAGAAAAAGATTGTGTACTTTCTGCAGTTACGTTAGTTAAAGTTGGATAGATAATTTTTTCTCCAGCGACTACCTTTGTATCTGTTAGTAAGGTACTCTCATTTCCATTAGTTGTATCTATAGATGCATACTTGTATCTTGCTGAAGATATTTGAGAAGCAAGATCATTAATCGCTTCTACAATTTGGTAAACATAAGAAACATCAAGTGGTTGGCCCCTGTCTGGGGTAGGTATTTTAGCCATGATTAGATTATACCATACTGCGATCTATAGTTCAACATGAGTTGGTGACTGATATATTTTTAGCATGTTAGGTGCTTCTGTGCTGTGTGCGACCTTTTCTATGCCTTCTAGCTGTACTAAAGCCTCAACTGATTGTGCCCCAGAAACTGCCAAAAGAGAGTACGTTTGAGCAGATGAGGTCGCTTGATATAAAAATCCACGAGTTGCAGAGCCATTAGCTCCGCTATATGCCACATTTGTAGCAGTCTTTTTATATTTAATAGTTTTTGTTAAAGGAGCCACTTCAGTAACTTTATGTATTCCGTTAAAAGTGCTGTTTATTCCAGAGACCTCTATAGTATCTCCTACTGCGATATTACTAAGTTCTTTTGTCACAATGCTTGCAACATTATTTGTTAGGGATTTATGCTCTATATCAAAATTAAACTTAACGAAAACATCATAGGATGGTTTTAATGTTGCCTCTCCCCAGGCAATTGTTATTAAATTTTGATTTACTAAGAGGTTGCCAGATACAGGATCTATGAAGTTTGAAACGTTAACCCTGTATATTGGAGACCAGTGAGAAGTTCTATTTTTATCTTCCGAAACAATTCTATACCTTAACACGTATTCTCCGTCTGGAGATAGTGGTGGAAAATCTTTTTTTTCAACAACCACTTGTTTAACTGACATTGCTTATTCCTAAGTCAACATCTAGTGCAAAACGAAACTCTACTAAGTTTGCGGTATTAGCAATCTTAACAATTGGAAGAGCATCCTGAGACCTTACAACAGAGTATCCAGTTAGGCCGTATAGTGGGTTAATAGAAGTAACGTTCTCTAGTCTTAAAGCATCTAGAGCAACATAATAATTGTCCGTTGGTTCACCGCCAGAATCAAGCACTGATGCCCAAATCTTTACTACGTTTACAGAGCTCCATGTAAAACCTGGACTCTTAACTAAATCTTTTAAAGCCTTTGTTTGCACAACATATCTATTATTTTCAAAATCATGTTGACCAGCTCCAGTACCATTTGTCAGGTCTACCTGAAATTGAGCATAGTTAGTAGCAGAATCATTGTCAGAAGAAGCAAACTCAATCAGCACCTTTACCCTACTTGGCTCTAGGGAGTCATAAGCATCTTTGTTTACTACAGAAAAAGCAAAACGCAATTCATCAGACGCTGCATTTTTATTAAAGTCAAGGTTTGCACCAGTCAGGTGTATGTGGTTAGATCCTGTAGCAGGAACCATTTTTCCGCTAACAGTCGATAGAGTTGACTCCCCACCAGCCATCAGGATAATATTATTTAAATAGCGACAAGATTCATATCTTGCAATTCTAGATTCTTCTAATAAGGTCTTATTGTCTGCGTTAGTCTGAAATACTGGGGAAGACTGAATAATTTTATCTGGCTCTTCTTGTGTTCCAAGTGGCACAATTACTGGAGGTATTGTGATTGCTGAAGCAGCGGTATGATACTCCCAATTTTCTGTTCTTGTAAAAGAATAAACTGGCTTGCTGTCATATGCTCCTGCTGTTGGGTTAGAGCCCGAAGAATATATTCCAATTTCGGTAATCTCGTATCTCTCTACTGTTGGCAGCTCTGCGGTCAAAACAATTTTAGATATTCCATCTTCATTAACATACCCTCTAGAGGTTATAGGAACACGAAACATCTCAAAGTCTAGGTTCTTTTTATCTAGAATTTCCTCTATGTCATTGTCTGTAAAGGCATAGTCTATTGCTTTAGGAGACTGACCACAGCCAAGTGCAATATGAGAGGCATACGAAGGAGCCTGACCAATCAGGTATTTTGCCAATAAGTTTTTTCCAGAATTAGTAATCACGAAACATCCTCTTCATATATTGTATCATTAAAAATCTGTCCAGAAGCTATCATTTGTACCTCTATTTCGTAGTCTCTTTTTAGGTTTATAAGCTCAATAATAATTTTATTATTAACTGCATCAAAGAATACGTTATTATCTCTGGCTATCATATCTACGTAAATAGCATCAGGATCGTACTGTGGCGTATGGGTTTCTAGCTTTATTGCAAAGTTTTTAAAGAATAGATCAGCCGTGTCTGGAACAGCAATTATGTTTTGTGAATTATAGGCAATTGCAACCTCTGCAATATTCTTTACTGGCTGATAGGAGATGTTTTGTCCATTAACCGTATCATGCCTTACAAGGCTTATTAACTCCTGTGCCCCAATTTTTTCTAAAGTTAATTTCAGGATTAGATCTATCGCTGTATCTCCAGGATCTACAATGATGATATCTGGAGAAGCAGACTTTACAGACTTATCTGTGCTAGCCTGAGTTGGCAAGGGAACATTCGGAGTTGCCTCTATCCTTCTACCAATAACTGAATTGTTGTTTTCTGCCATTATACAACCTCACTTAAGTATAGGGTCATGCTAGGCCCAGAAACGTCTTTGTCATGTTGAATACTGTAAACTACAAACCTTTGAGCTGGCTTAAACCAGAACTCAGCGTCATCATCCTTATAGTCTATAGAAACTATATCTCCAAGCTGAATGGTTGGTGTTGAGAAAACCTTTACTCCAACAGACTTTCTTGGCTTTGATGTTTTAGAGATTAGCCACTCCATAATTCTGACTGCCTCATCCCTGCTTTGGATATACGGAGACTCTAAAGAAAATTCATTCTTGCCATAAGTAATTCGACTATTTTTGATATCATCGTATAGCTGCTTTTGCTTAGCGGGAGATAGAATTGTCATGTCCTCTTTTACCTGTGGATTAGAAAAGTCTGAAGTCTTGTCAAAATAATCGTCTACTGTAAGCTCGTTCCTAGAATCTTGCGTAAATGTAATACCCTGAATTCTTAAATAGTTTCCGACTTGCTCGTCAAAGAATAGGAAGGTATCTGTAGCATTAAAAATTAAGAACTCTGCCCCATATGCCCCAGCAAAAAATCCAGAGACAGTATAGCCACGAATCTTATTAAAAGTTGGAGATATCATTGCATATAAAGCTGGGTAAGCCTTGTCATACTTAACATTAAAGTAAGCAGCCTCTCTCATAATTGATCCAAACTCTTCATAGTACATGCCGTACTTTGGAGGTTGTGATGGATTAATTCCAGAAAGGTATGTTGGCTGAATGATACCGCTAATGGCATATTTTCTAAAAGATTCATTTGCAGAAATGTTTGTCTTATTTGTAAAAATTGAATTTGCCACAGGATCCAGTGCAAAACTAGAATTCTGACTATAGTTGTTTGCTAGGGCATACAGGTTTTCAAACATGCAGTGAGAGCCACCTCTAACAAATAAAGCCATATTGTTTGCGTTTACTAGCGGTAGCGGAGAAGTGTCATCAACTGTAGCAATTTGAGTATCATTTAGATACAAGAAGAATCTTCTGAATGACACAAAGTCTTGATACTCTAAAGCAAGGTCATAAACCTTTGTCGTTTCTTCTGCCGTTACTCTTGCTTGTCCTGCAAAGTTTCCATCATCAACAGTTATATTGGTTAGTCCGCTCCAAAGCTTTACTGGAATTCCATTCTCACTTCTGGTCAGCGTCCACCTTGTACTTGCAGATCCTGGAGAGGTTACGCTATAGTATCCATTTTGGTCAGTAATTGTTTGTCCTTTTAGCAAAATTCTTTGACCAACCTCAACAGTAGAGCCACCTATAAGTAGTGCCCCATCAACCTGTGCAGTTAAAGTTGTTGCTGTGTAGGCTCCAGGAATGTTTGAGCTTGTCTCTTTGTCAAAGCTCTTATTCTGCATAACTTTATAAAAGAAAACATTGGCTACGCCATCTGAGGTTGAGTATTTATCTACATTGCTTTCTGATAGTGCAGCTATTTCAAAGTAATATCCATTATTTGTTTCTGGGTTTAACAGTGCCGCAATTCCTCCGCTGCCACCGCTAACAGCAACATTTTCTTCTGGAGTACTTGTGGGGACATTGTAGTAGGTAGTCGCTCCAGCAGCAGTTTGAACAGAAGTTTCGTTATTCTCAATCTTACCAATAATTCGCATTCTAGTTCCAAAATGTTTAAATGAATTATTTAATGGCTTATTGACATAAGAAATAAAGTCAATTGATGGCTCCTGTGCAGAGAAGGTCGGTCCGTTCATGACTAATGCAGAAGACTGCACTGTTTCTGAAGTTGCCGATAGCTTGTTCTTTCTAGAAACCTCTTCATTATAAGAAAATGATAAGTAATTTTTTATTAAACTAGACCTAGAAGCCTTTGTTGCTAACCCCTTGTTCTGGCCAGCTTTTCCAGTTCCAATTGTTTTATCAAAAACTGTATTTCCAAAAAGGTATTTAGAGTCCATGCTACATCCAAAGACATTGTCATTGTTTGTCCAGTGCTCATCTAGCCCTGCTGAGTGGTTTGCAATAGCTGTGCCAAACTGCCCTCTACCATGTTTCGCTACAGGACCATTGGCCATAACAGTTATGCCATTAAAGGTTTCATAATTTGGTTCTGCGTAAATTCTTACACGTCCAGTTGGGTAAATTTTTCCATTAAAAGATAGTTTAGAGAAGTAGTCTTCATACTCTTGGGCACTTGTTATCCAAACATTTCCACCAGTAAATCTAGAACTTATAACGCTTGATGGCAAAACGGATACGTTGTACTCAACAGCATCATACTTAATAACCTCTCCATTAGAATAGAAGTATCCACTATATCTTCCAATATATAAGATTCCATCGCCAAGATCTATAATGTTGTTTACTAGTTCATGGTTTACTACTTCTGGCAAGCTTGTATCTAGGCTAGAGTTTAGAGGAATTGCAGCAAGAGCATACCTTTGTGATGTTCCAGCTTGTCCATTCTTTTGCTTTAATTCTTCTGTTCCCGCAACTTCCCAAAGCAATGCTGGCTTATATATCCAAGTTATATCTTTATCTGCAACATATGCCTGCTTTATAGACCCCATAGTTTTTTGGATATACCGATTAATGTAAGAAATTTTTCCATCATTATAAACATTATTTTCTTGTGAGCTTATGTCTATGATATTGCCAATAGCATTTGTTGATGAAAGCGTTAAGTTTTCTACAATACCAGATTTTGTCTGGTCTTTTGATCCAACCAAAATAAAGTCTAGCGTTCTTTCTGATTCTAGTGGCAAGATGTATTTTTTGCTCATTAGAATAAAGTTATTATATTCATCAAAGAACATGGCTGTTTGGGTAGCCTTTGCTAAGTCTTGTAATACTTCAGCAAGGCTTTTGTCTGGAGCAACGAAGAAGTACGGAATGATTGGATCTGATTCTCCAGGAATTCTTTTAAAAGAATAATTAGAAAAACCAATGCTGTCAAAGATGGTTGCTACTGCATACGACAGTGATACATTGGGAATTAAAAGCTCTGGGGCACTTTGAGATTCAAAGTATAAGAACAGATCCCTTAGCTTTACGGATAGCTCTCTTGTTTTTGAATTTGACTCTGGGAAAAATTCGGAGTACATTGTCTTTAGCGGAACATAGAATGTTTTGGAAACTCTATTACCAGACTCATCAGTTATGTGAACATCTGAAATAATTTCATAAAACTTTATCTGAATGTTTTTATTTATGTATTCTGAAATAATACTTCCCAGTCCAGAAACGGGATCCCAATAATTATTTACATTAAACGCTTGGTCATAATCAAATAATCTTAGCTCTCCAGTGGCTGCTAGAAGCTGCCCTATTGGCAAACCACTTAGCCCAAGATCGGAAGCACTTTTTTGTAAGCTATAAGATACTGTTTTTTCAGTTAGGTCTACTGCAAGTCGTGGAGAAAGTTCAATAAGGTCAAAGGTGGAGCCAAGCTTGCTCATTGTGTCTACAACGATTCGAATTCCAGATACAAATAAAAACTCTTCATATTCAATAATTCCATTTTGTCCTGCTGGATACTTTTGTGGAGAAACTGCATCAGTGACAAAGTTTGTTAATTGGTCTACGTTCTCGTCTGCAACATACCATCCATAAAGAGGAGGAAAGGTCTCATACTGTCCGTTGTTCCAGATGTAGTAGGTTCCAACGTCAGAGCTGTTTTGCTTGACTAGGTATGCCTGGCCGTTTTCGTTGTCCAATGGCAATATAGAAGAAGAGGCGACAATTCCATTGCTTATAAAGTTAGCTCTAAACCTTTCAGGAACTATTAGCCCATACCCAAGCTCTAAGTATCCATCTGCCCCAAAGATTGGCTCTCCGCTACTTCTTAAGGAGTTTCTGTCAAATGATATTGCATCTGTCCAAATGTTATTCTTTAAGTATTGCATCTTCCATTTTACGGGAACTGTTTTATTTTCCTCACCGAAAAAAGGATCTGAAAAAATACCAGAAGAATCTGAGAATGGTCCAAGATCTACTTTTCCAACGTTTGTTTGAGTCTTAAGAACAATCCTATTGATTGGAACTGGCTTTTTGTAAACTACGTATGGGGCTGTGTCCTCTATATAGTGAAAACCGTTTACTGTATTGTTGGCAACCCCATACTCTTTTCCGTCTTCAGTCCTATAAGATGTCCAATACTTAAACTTATCATTTTTATCTGGCATGTAGTATCTAGGACGATTAAACATTTCTGTATTGCTGTGGTGCAAGTACTTGCCAGTTATACCATATCTAAGCTTGTTAATTCCAGACCTTGGTCTAAACTTTCCAAAACATTCTTCTAAAGAAAATAGAAGTTTTTCTTTTTCTTTTTTAGGCTTAAATAGCTCTGGAGTTTGACCATCTTCTTTAAACCCACCGTCAACAACTGTGTCTGCGTCTGTGGCTCCAGTATAAAAATTTCCTACGTCCCTAGGGTCATAGTTATTTGGAATTGATCCATACTTTTCAGTAATGCCTAAGAGTGGTCTATATCTATAATTTCCAATATCTGCAATGTTTTCAAAAAAGTTCATGTTCCATTCTGCAATAACAGCAGTTTGAGATTTTACTGTAGAGGATGTTTTTAGATGATCATTTAACTCTTTGCTATCAAACATTTAAACCTCTTCTAGAGTTACAGAAATATTCCAAAAATCATAATTAGAACCGCCACGTTTTTGAACAGAATAGTTAAAGTCAGAAATAAACATTTCAACAATTTGATTATACTGTCCTAGTCTAGAATACTTATCCTCATCGCTATCTGAAAAGTTAGAATACTTGTCATAGGCAAGATAAACCCAAAAAGAGTCTTTGTGGGAGTTATACCAATCTAATACTTCAACTCCACCTGCACCACCATCAGTAGTAAACTTTTCAGAAAGATTTGTAATATTTGGAAGAATCTCAAAAGAGTTGTCTGCCCCACGAGCTCTATTTCCAGACTCACGCAATGCTGGCTCTCCAACACTGTTAAATTCTGGGCTTGAAGAAAAAGATCTTGATGGCAACATTGACCAAGAAGTAGAAATAGATAGCTTATCAGCAATGTGGTATGAACGCATTCTACCGTTAATCATTCGCTCTCTTCGTTCAATCCTTAATGGCTGAAACTCTAGAGATGACCTATTGTCGTCAGAAAGGATTAAGAACTCATCCAAAAGCGATCCCTGTGGAGCAGTTGAAACATTCTGGCCAACTTCAAAGCCATTAGGAACATAGAGTCCGTCAGTGATAGTTCCTGGATTATTTGCCCAGAGCATAGCCTGAGGACGCTCGTATTGCTTCCTGTTTGTCATGTATACGTTAGTAGCCATTAGAACTTATTGCTCCTTATTCTTTGAGACTCTACCCTGCGGATTTGAGCCATTACAGTTTGTGCTATATCATTAGGATCTGACATAGAAGAAACGTTAACACTTAAGTTATAATTATACACTGAACCACTAGGATATTCTCCATTATTTATTGAGTTTAATGATTTGACCCCAATCTTTGAAACTGCAGGCCTACTTATTACAAATTCTCCAGGGGTTAGCATGGCTGGAATTATGTCAGTACCCATGGCCTTTGCCCAAGATGGTTTAGCAAATCTTGGAGCACCTCCATCTGACATGTAGTTAACAAGTCCACCGCTGGCATTTCTTAGCAAGTTTAAAAGCTTTCCTCCAGATGGGTTAGCTGCTGCTCTTGAATCTACTTGCTTTGAATATGCAGAAACAGAAAGTCCAGATTTTACTTGGGCTTCTTTAGTAGACTTTTGAGCCGCTACAGCTCTAGCTTTTGCTGCTGCTGCCTGATCTGCATCAACCTTTTTAACATATCCAGAAACAGAAAGTCCTGACTCTTTAAATGCTGCAGCACTGGCCGCTCTATCCGAAACTGATTGAGAAGAGTTTAGCAGAGCAACTCCAGCAGGAAGAGTATCTTTTCCTCCTGATGGATCATCATCCTTTCCTCCTTCTGCTTGAAGGCCATTAATTCCCTTCCAGGCAAGCTTTATCTTTTCTACAATATCTAAGGCTTTTTGCATCGCTGCGGCATAGGAGTCGCCATTTACTCTAGCTAGGTCAATTTCATTTTTAATAGTTTCCCACTGAGTTTTATTTTGACCAAGAACAGTAATCTCACCAATTCTTTTATCTAGTTCAACTTGGGCTAGTCTAATTCTTTCATTAGCTGGCTCTAAAGTTTTTTCTTCAATATAGAATATGTCATCGGAAAGCTTTTTAATCTTTTCCTGAACTTGCTCTCTAGTAAGACCCATGGCTCCTCGGACTTGTCCAAGAGCTCTTTCTCTGCCAGCTTCAATTGCTGAGGTTTGACTTGCAAAGAATCCAGAGGCAGAGGTTTCTCTAACCTGCTGAGCAGCCTGAGCTGCAGCGTAAAGGTCACCACGAGTGATTGCTTCTGCAACAGATAGCTTGCCCCTCTCTTGATCTAGAATCTGTTTATTAGCAGCTTGGATTTTTCCTAGGGCCTCTAGCTTGTCATCATAAGTCTTGTTGATCTTTTCTTCTTGATCTTCAATACCCTTAAGGTCTGCTTCATAATCATCAATAAGGTATTGGATTTTTGCAATTTCGTTTTCTGCAGCAGCAACTAGTGCTTTGTCTGCTTTAACCTTTACATCAAACTCTAGGGTAAGACGCTTTTCTTCTGCTTCGAAGGCTTCCATAGCTTTGCTAAATCCGTCATCAAATACTTCTTGCATTCCCTCAGGAGTTAGCATTTTTACTTCATCAAGTGCGGAAACGGCATTTCGAATGTCTTCAAGCATTCTTGCCATTTCTCTTTTAGTCATCTTGCCAGTAGCAATAGCTGTAGCCACTGCTGTATCTTGGATTGCCTGATATGCTTCTTCTACAGAGTATCCAGCTGCTCTTAGGTTATTAAATGCTGTAACTTGGTTCTTTGATTCTGCAGCAACTCGCTGCTGCTGGCTAACAAATTGTCCAATAGCAATTGAGTTTAGGGCATCTCCAATGTTCTCAAGCCCTCTCTTAAATCCAATTATGTTTCCAGTACTCTTGTCAAAATTAAATAGCTTATTCTTTTGTGCTTCAAAATCTTTAGGGTCCATGCCAGCAATTAGACTAATTAAGTCTTCTCCAGCACCAAGCCTTCTCATGTCTTGTTCGATACCGCCAAAGATATCGATTGTCTTTCCACCGCCAAATAGATTTTCTAGAACCTTTGCAGATTCTCCCCAACCATTGGTAACCCTAATCTGATTCTTTCGAACATCTCTTAATCTCTTTACGATGTCATCAAGAATTGATTGAGGAGGAGGTCCTCCACCACCATCATTCTCCCCATCATTTTTAGCAGTCGAATCCGTAATTGGGTTATCTTTAATATACTGTCTTGCTGCAGTATCTGCAAGAAGTGTTGCAACCTGAGACCTAGTTCTCTTGGAGTCTTTGTTAGCAGCGTACCATGCATCAATTTCATTTTCTGCTACGGTCTCAATCTTACTCAAATAAACCTGAACGTATCTTACCTGTTGCTCTGGCTCTAAATTATTAAACCATGCTTCGTCTGCCTTAAAGGCTTCCATATCTCCAGTAGTTATAATTTTTTGATCAACTAGTGTTTGTATATTAAGCTTTCCTGCTTTTGCCATATCATCAAGCTGTGTAAACTTTTCCTGTAGTGCGTTTAGCTTGTCTGGATTTTCTCCAAAGAACCTTAGGACAACTTTTGGCTCAAGACCCTTACCGTCAAAAGTAGATAATTTCTCTAGTGTAGTAATTGTATCTTGAAGCTGTCCTGCATCTTTAATGTCTCCAACTTTTACAAGTATTTCAGCGGCAGCAGTTGGGTCATCTAATTTGTTAAGAATATTTTCAAGTTGTCCTAGCGACGAAGGACCAGCCTCTGTGCTTATTTTAGCCAAAATAGACAACGATGCTTGTCCAACACCAGTTGTTGGGTCAAACATTTTCATTAGACCATTGAATGTTTCAGTGTCTATGTTGCCCCCTGCAACTTCTCCTAAGAGCTGAACCTTAACTTGCTGGAAAGCTTCTTGTTTAGCCATATCTTCTTTAGTTAAGGCTGCCCCCCTACCTCTAGAGCTGGCTGAAGTTATGTCTTTCCCAGCTGCATTTTGGCCAATTACTGCTGCTGCCATATTTAGCTTATCTGCTGAAGTGCCAACCGTAGGGTCAGCTTCTCTTGCCAAACCAACTAGCTGAGACAAAATTGCTTTTTGCTTTGTAGGGTCTACTCCAGCAAAGTCTTTTTGTAATGCTAAAATCTGATTGTTGTATGATGCTATAAGATTTTTTCTATCAATCTGATAGGCTTCTTCTGCAGCAAGAGCTTCGTCATATTTACCTTGCTCAAATAGGGAGTCAATGTTTTTTAGGTTCTCTGCATCAAAGGCATCAATTATTTGCTGGTTTTCATCATAGAAATTAGCAATAATTCCAGCAGCTTCACCCTCTCTCTTGGCAACCTTTTCAGTATCCCACCACCAAATTGGGGATCCTCCAGTTAAATCCTCAGACTGAAGAATTCCTCCTGTTCCAGTAACACCAGAAGTTGAGCCCTGAATAAACTCTGTGTATATCTTAATTGTATTTCCGTCTAAGACTTTTCCGTCTGGCCCCACGATAGATCCGATTGAGGCATTAATCTGTGCAGTTATTCCATAGTCATTTAGCTTTTGTCCAAGAGACTGAGCTATACTCTGGGCTTGTTCTTTACTCAAAACTCCAGTAGCCACTGCCGTTGTTATTTGTTTTTGTAATGACTCTATAGCTCTAGATTGTCCAAATCTTTCAACCTGTTTTTCAAAGCCTGTAAGCAGTTCTGCTCCAGCCTCTGAATCAACAAATGATTGTCCAAAGGTTGTTTTACCTGTTTCAACTACAAAAGGAGATAGCTGTTGCTCTCTACGCTTTTCCATGTATTCGCTAGGAGTT